ATCGTCATTTACTTTTTTAAATTCTTCAAAAGTTTGACCAAGGTCTGAAATAGCATTTTTTATATCTTCCGACATAATTATCTCCTATTAAGATTTTAAGGTTAAAGTTAAGTTCTTTATGGCATCTACCAATTCTTGACTTGAATCAACCTCTCGTTGACCAAAACAATCAGTTACAGCTTTTGCTGCAACCTTTGATTCTGAACGAGACAAATTGAAAGCATCACGCAATCCTTTTTCCCATTCCCTAATAGAATACTGTTCACCTTTTACCGACATCACAGTTGCCTGTGGGTTCATCGGGAAAGTTACTAGGCTTACTTCCATTAAATCTACTTCTTTGATAATGCGTTTGTTATTACGCTTATCATATGTTACTTCTGAAGGGTTAACTCTAAAGCCTATTGAAAGACCATCTAAAGCACCCATTTTTAATAATTCGTAGGCTTCTGCACCTGCCTGAGTTTTAAGAGCAAGTCTGCCCTTTACAACTAAGCCGTGGTCATCTTCCTTTACTTCGTCAAATACACCAATAGGCATATCTGATTTGTGTTGATATAAAAGTTTGACACCTTTGTTCTTTCTTTTTCTAAGAGATTTAGTAAACGCACCTTTCTCAATAACATCATTGCCTAAGTCTTTGTTGCCAAACACAGAGCCATAACCTTCAAACAAACCAAACTCTTTGTTCTCATCTTCTTCATCATCATAGGCTTTAAGCTCTGATTTAATTTCAATAAAAGATTTAAGCTCAGCTAGGTTATCTAGCTCCTCATCATTGTCTTTTTTTGGTTTTGGTTTGTACCCTGATTCTTCGGTACTGGTTAGTTCTGTGTATTCACTATGGTTTTTACAAGGCATATATATTTTGTTTCCATCCTCATCCATTGAATGACTACCAACGCAACCTATTTCTTTGGCTCTCGCATTGGCTTCTACTGGATTGTCAAATACATCTTTGCGTATTTCTTTTTTGTGTTCATTCTCAATGGAATCTTCCTTCTCGGAATCGTACTCGCTAGTACAGACGGCTAGGCGTTGTTCAGTGTCGGTATACTCACTGTTCATAGTGTCATCTCCCATACATCTTTTTAAAAAATTTTGCCTTGTCTCATCACTGTTAGGTTTTGGAATTGGCATATTCTACATATAGTACATAAAGGGGTTAGTAAGCACAAGATATAGTTATGATTAAATAAATAAAATAAAGTTAGACAATAACCCATTTTGTAATATATAATGTATGTATAAATTGAAATGATGCTCATAGAGCAGGATAAATAAAATGAATAACCTAAAAGAAAAACTAAATAACTACCCATACATGGATTACCCAACCTTTAAGTTTATTAAAGAAGAAATCCTAAAACTTTCAGATAGAAATATTATGGATTTACATGACCATATGGATATTATTACAGAAAACGAAGGTGAGTTTTCGGCTGATATAGATACTGAAGAAGATTGGAGAGATTATCAAAGACGAGTTAAATACATTAACAAGTTAAAAAAAGTTACATGGAAAGCAGTAGAGAGAGAACTGGATCGTTACGACGCTATACCCATAGAAACTCATATCAAAGAAGCAGATACAGATTGTCTTTTAGCAATGAACGAGTACGAAGTTAATGGCACGACTATGACACAAAAAGTTAAAGACTTAGTAATTAACGAACTTGCAGCTAGGGGAGAAATAAAATGAATAATAAATTTCATACAGTTGGTGGAACTGTGACCACTAAAGAAGTAGAAGACATGGTCAGGTTATGTATGAAGCACCTATCTAAAAAAGAATACGAGTTACGCATAGGCAAAGAGACCATTCAATACGCAGTAGACATATTAACAGTTTGTCATTTCAAGGAGGGCAATGCTTCGCACGGTGGGAGTAAATCTATAAAAATAAATTTAGGGTACTGGCAATTCAAGAAAGGCATACAAACTTTCAGAGAATATAAAGCCTTCAATAAAGATAAACATATTGGAGAGATACAAACATATAACTACCATCAGTCTTTATTATTAGTTGTTGCACACGAAGTTGCCCATCATGTTCAACATAAACAGGGTAGTTTTATTCCGAGATATAGAAACACATGGAAAAAATCACATGGTCTTTGTTTCCAAGATATATATAGAACTTTAAGAAAAGATTTGGTTAACCCTATGTGTACTGTAGATGGATTCTACTCTGATGTAGATGTGCCACAGGAATTAGAGCCTGTTAAAAAGAAAAGGACATCACCCAAACAAAGATTAACTGCCTTATGCCAAGAATATGACTGGCTTGAATATGATGACGAGGGTTGGGATTTCTTTAGGGTTGAAGTTTGGGATAAAAGACCTGAGGAAATGGATGATGCAGCATATGATCAAATGTTAGATCATAGTCATAGTTGGAAAGAGGCATATCAATATGCATTAGAATTGATTGAAAAAAATTATGAACACGGTAAAACACACGGAGTATAAAATGAAATGTATATTTAAAAGAAAAGATATAAAAGATCTTATTAGAAATAAAATTAGTAAAGACGGAAGTACACTTGAAGAGGTTATGGACTTTTGTGATTCAGTTATGTTTGATGAATCTTATTCTATTGTTGAAAGAAATATGTACGAAACAATTTATAAAATATTTATATTTAGCAGCTTTCCTAACTTTCATACTGTTAGCCTTCAAAGAACTGTAAGCGCCTTAGCAACTGAACATAAAATACCTCAGTATATTTTTGATATTGTTGAGAGGCGTGATATGGCAGTAAAGCATAGGAATAGTTTTAAATATGCAAAGGGTGTAAAAAAATATAATTTTTAATTAACCACATCTCTTTCATCTACATAAACGATTACACACCTGCAGTTAATAACATTCCTAGCACCACCATTAGGGTCACCTGCAAACTGCATAGAAGCACCACCTACTGAAAAAGTTTCATCCATATCAACCACTTGTCCGTTTGCTGATGAGTGTGCTGATCTAGTTCTTAGATCATTTACAGCTACCCATTGCTTTAGCATTTTTGTTCCTGAATCAGTCTGCAATATTTGATGGTATGAATGATTAGCAAATGAAGCTGCATTATGAGTTTCAGTTCTTGATATAAGTGCAGCACGAGTTCTGCTTATCGGAAGGTACTTATCTGATACTAGCTTTGCTATCTGTGGCAAAGTTAAGTTATCTGCTCTGCCTAATTCTATTGTTGCGCTTATTCTGTTAGCCAGTCTTGTAGAGATTCCTGAGAGTACAAGCTGTTTACTAACAAAATAAGTATTAACCAATCTTTCAAAATCTATACTTCTGCCAAATACAAAGGCTTCTTCGTCAGCCTTCCTACTCATATCATATTTATCTTCATTGGCTTTGAATATTGCTTGAAAAACTCTTTTGTAATGGGAGAGCATTAATGGCATTAGTTCTTCATTAAGTCTTTGCGCTGCTATGTTTGATTCAAAAATACCAAATTCTTTGTATAAATATAACTGAACATTAATAAACTTACGAAACAGTGTATTAAGTTTCTTGTAGAATCTTTTTTCTAAATTGTTTCTTATGACTAGCTGTCTGCGATACTCGGCTCTTGTATTTACCCTGCCTTGTCTAAAATCAATGAATTGTTTGCGACTAGATCGCATTAAACTTTTCTTAGAGTGCTAAACCTGTGTCCGACTATTGTGTCTGAAGGCTCACCACCTTGATAGACTCTTATAAGAGCTGCAGGGTTATCTTCTGAAGCGTTCAATGTGAAGTCTGTATCAGGCACAGATAGCTTTCCAGTTTTGACTATCTTAGTTATCTTACCTCTTGCTCTACCACCTGAACTATCCCATGAGACCATATCACCTACTTTTAGGCTACCTGCTTCTGCTTTCTTGCCTTGCTCTCTTTCTATTTGATTCCTAACCTTAGTTGACCAAGAGAAACCTGCATCTCCACCCCATAACGCCCATGCTATTCTACCTGCGCTTGGGTAACCCTTTTCGCCTTGGCTAAATCCTTCTCCCTGCTTATCTACTTCATGCCTAGAAAAATAGCTGTACATCCTCTTGACCGTATCTATAGAAAGGTTTTCTTTGTTCATCAGTTGATTAGCTCTTGCCACTCCTACTGTAGTGCCACCTCTGTTGTACTTCTTACGCCATTGCAACCCTCTAGCTGCTTCCTCTGACATAGAGTTGTTCGGCACTGTGTCTATGTCCGATAAGGCTTTTTCTTCTTGTAGTAATAATGCTATGGCTTTGTCAGTCTCATCATCATCATAATCTTCTAAATCTTCATCATTGATTGGATTGATAGGCTTCTCTACCTCGCCATCAGAGATAGGAAATAGGTTAGCAGATATGTATAGTTCATCAGCACCGTCCACTGGCTGTAGTCCTAGTGACTGCCTAGCTTCGTTTCTAGTCATGATGCCTTCTCTAACTGCGCTTGTAACATTCTCGTAAGTGCGTTTTCTTCTTTCTGATAGAGCAGGGATTGAGTCAATATCAAACTCTAGTTTTAGCCTGTCATCAAACAAGGGTACTAACCATTCGTTAAGATCAGAAGATATTTTCCTTAGATGTGGAATAATTGTTTCTTCATATAGAGCTAACCTTGCTTCAGCAACATTAGAGTAGGTTTGGCTATCAGGTACGCCTACTAATTGGCTTGGTACACCAAAACATAATGCTATATCTGTAGCTGCCATATTCTTTAACTGATGAAAGTCCATATCCTTTGGCGATAGACCCATTTCTTTCCAGTCAAAATCTCCTTCAAGAAGCATTGGTCTACCTGCGTTACCACTACCTGCAAATCTATTGTTTAGATCGGTAAGTAGTTGTTGTCTCTGAGACTCGGTGAGGTTTACTGCAAACCCTGCATCATCCTGTGGCTTAAATATCACAGCACCACTTGGTCTCGCTCCATTCTGCAAAAGATTAACATTGTGTTTACTAGCCATATTGAATTGATCAACCTCAACAGCAGCAGCACTCATTGGACTGAGACCGTAATAATCATCTAATGGATTCCATAGCTTGATGTGTTTGAGTTCACTAAATCCATTCAACTGATCTACTGGATATGTTTCTCTTACCTGACCATTTAGCATATATTCGTATCTATCAGGCATTGGATTACCACCGCCTTTAATTTGTATGCGGTCAGGTCTAAGCTGATGAAGCTCTTTAGGCGTTCCCATTTCGCTTCCTACCTTTAAGATGTAAGCGTTACCACTAAGCAGGACATAACCATATAGGCTATTGAAGAACTCACTATAAGACTGCAATGGATTAGGTCGCATTAACAAATCTATCAGTGGGTGTTCTTCTATTATCTGATCACCTAACTTAATAATGAAGGGTACAGCACTAGCGCCTTTGCTTATCTCATTAACGCATCTATAGACAATAGCATTCTTGAGGTAACCCTCTTTTGCTAAATCTTCATATTTGTATTGTTTGGCTTCTTCAGTTCCGACACCGAAGTAACCCATCATGTTTGAATTCTTTACTTCAGGTTTATTAGTAAAGATGTTCTTTATATTATCCAAAATTGCCATTAGCTTATTCTCCAGTTTACTTCGCCTTTAGATTTGCTTAGTTCAGATAAACCCCAAACTAAAGCATCTAATCTGTCAGGACTAGGTTTTGTCTCTCCTGTATAACTACACATCTGTGATTCTAGTTCAGGAAAATAACCAATGTGATGAACTCGCCTTTGCTCATATAGTGCTGCAATAGGCTCTGCTCTTACTAGCTTACCTCTTGTAGCTCTTACAGACCTATAAGGAATGTTTAAGTCCATTCCTCGGAGTAGTCTTTCCACCAAATCGCCACCATTATTTACTTCTGCTACTATCCTATCAGCACCCCAATCATAAAAACAGTTAATTGCTTTCTTTGCCCATTGATCAGGACTGTACTTTCCAGTAGCATCTTCTAATACATAATACTCATTATTAATGTCTTTGCCTACTACCACTATACCTGTTTCGTCTGAATCTTCATTATTTGTTACTGCAGGGTCAATAGCTACAATGATTTGCGTTAAATCTATTTTTGTTCCTTCAGTCAATCTTTTTTCTTCAATTAGTTTGCTAGACCATAAAGCGCCCTCTAAATCCTCTATTATCTCTGCGTATAATTCCTGTCTACCTAGGGTAGTTCCATCGTATTTTTCTTTTAACATGGACAATGCGCTATCAGCTAGATTGGCTTCATTCTCAAAAGTATTACCACTAGTGACGAATGTATCCTCCCTAGCAAATAAATCTTTAATTAATTTAGAAGGCTTTGGAGTAGTGGTTATTACACATTGTGGTTTATCTCCTAACCTTAGACCAAACATCAACTGATCAAATGCTTCAGGGTAACGCCAAGCTGCTATCTCATCACACCAAGCTCTATGAAACTGCGGTCCTCTTAATCTATCTGGCTCTGATGCAGCGTAACCAGTTATTTTTGAACCATTATATAATCTCATTTCAGTGGTGCTAGATGAATAACCCTTCTGATCATTTGAAACTAAGTAACACTCTCTAGGAACAATACTTAACAACCCACTGTTGCCACCAAAGCATACTCTGCGTAAGTCTCCTGCCGTTGGTGCTACTACAGCGCATTGTGAGTTAGGATTTCTTAGCGCATACAAAGCTATGTCCTGTGCGCCTGTCCTAGTTTTACCCCAACCACGACCTGCTAATATGAGCCATATGTAATGCTCAGTTTTAGGTTGAAGTTGTTTGTCCCTAGCTGTGTCTAACCAATCAGTGCGTAGTTGTATCGCCTTGGCTTCTGCTGTCTTCAACTCTGTCAAGCAGCTCCATAGCTCTTCTGAAGGAGTCATTTTCTTGTATGTTTCCATTTAAGTTTATATTATCCGTTGATTCTCCGAGCGCTAATTTAGCAAATTTTTGTGCTTTAACTGCTGCACTAGCCAAAGAATCTAACTGTTGAGGTGAGAATTCTTTGATACTTGCGTTTTGTGTATTCCTTATTACATTACCAATTCTTGCCAACACAGCTTTAGCTATATTTAAACAAGCTGAGTCTAATTTTTTAGCTTCAATAGAAAACTCTTTTATTCTTTGAATATCTAATTTTTCTTCATATTCTTTTTGAAATTTTTCTTGTTGGAACTTCCAATTTTCTCTCTGAGCTAATTTATACAGTGTATTTTTAGATAAATTATTTTCATTAGCTAAATCATCAATAGTAGATAGATGTCTAAAACCCTGTGGGTCTATATCTCCCTGCACATAAGATACTCTTAAAGTTTCTTTGAGAATTGATGTTATTTTTTTATATTTAGTTTTTTCGTTAGCCATTTATTGTATTTTATTGTAAAAATTATAATTATCTCCAGTAGATTCTAATACTGCATCTTTCCCTGTATAGTTTTGCCACCTCTGTACCATAACATCACAATATTTAGGGTCTAAATCTACAACCATAGCTCTTCTAGATGTTGATTCACAAGCTATAACTGTAGAGCCTGATCCACCAAAAACATCTAAAATTAAATCTCCTTTTTTAGAACTGTTATTTATAGCTATCTGTATTAACTCTACTGGTTTTTGTGTTGGATGAACATAGGCTGATGTATTACCTCTACTCATACTCCATATATCGCTTTGATTTTTAGAGCCAAACCATTGACCGCCTTTACTATAAAAAATAAATTCATGTTGTGGTCTGTAGTTAGCCATCCCTAAACCAATAGATTTTTTGTCCCAAACGATGCAGCTATCAACATTATAACCAACTGTTTCTATTGCGTTTTGAAAATGCATATAATTTTTATAATTGAAACAAACATAACAAGGTGATCCCTCTTTACTAAACATTCTACTGTTAGATATTGAATCTACTAATAGTGTACTAAGTTCATCTCCTCTTAGATCATCGTTTAATATCATCCCATGCGCTTTTACAGTGTCTCCTTTTTTAGATGAGCCTTCTGATCTACCTCCTCCATAACTCATTCCATATGGAGGATCAGTAAAAATTAAATCGGCTTCGTTGCCCTGCATTAATTTATCAACAGTATCTACAGAAGTAGAATCGCCACATATAATTCTGTGATTTCCTAGTATCCATACATCACCTATTTTGGTTACTGGGTCTTGTACAAGATCAGGTGTTGAATCTTCATCAGTTAAACCATCTTCCTCAAAGTCATCTAGGTTTATATCCAAGCCTAAGTCTAATAACTCTTGGTCAGTAAAACCTGTAAACTCTAAATCATAATCAGCTTCAAGAAGTTCAGTCATCTCTTTAGTAAGTAACCCATAGTTCCAAGAAGCATATTCGGCTGATTTGTTATCCATTATCCGATAGGCTTTAATTTTATCTTCTGTAAGGTCTTCTGCTATGAAACAAGGTATTTTTTCAAATCCAAGTTCTAAGGCTGCTGCAAACCTAGTATGACCAACTATTATTTCTTTTTTTTTGTCTAAGACTAATGGTTGTTGAAAACCAAACTCTTCTATTGATTTTTTTACAATATTTATTGCATCTTCATTGACTCTAGGATTGTTTAAATAAGGTTTTATTTCGTGAGTAGCTACATCTGTAATTTTCATAAGTTAGATGATATTCCAAAACGAGATAAAATCAAAATTTAATTAACTATTCTCTAAGACACCCCTAACCTCTTCCCACGCTTTTATTTTTAACTCTAGGTATCTTAGTTTAGCTTCTAGCTCTTCATCTCGTGCTGCCAGTACGCTTATTTCATAGTCTAGCGTTTTCTTGTAAGCAGCTTCTATTAGTGGCTTTAGAATTGCTGACATAGATTTGCCTGTAATCCTTTTGATTTGTTTGAGTTGCTTGAGTGTTTCTGTCTCTAGTCTCATTGAAGTTTGTGCTGTGATTTTTTCTATGCTCATTTTTCTCCTAGTGTAATTTGGTGTGAGTTTCTACATATACTAATTGTTCTTTCTCGTCATAGTGACCCCATCCTTCTTCTCTGCTATCAAAGTTACTTAAAAGCATCCAAGCATCTTCAGGTGCTATTTGTATATCCATAGTTTTTGATTGATCGCTCACCTGCCATACAACAATGTCATTAATGAAGTCGTTATTCATAAATGTAAATCTATGTTGATCTTCCTTGTCCAATGTAAATGCGTTGCCATCATGCATTGCATATAAGCCGTCACCGATGCATTCCATAACGCAACTGCTTTGTCCTACCCCAATATATTGTGCAAAACAATTCTCATCATGCAAATCTGTGGTCACCCTTGAGATAATTCCATCTCTCGGATTAATCCATAATACTAAAACTTTCATCTCACCTTCTATATTCATTTTATTCTCCATAAAAATGGGGGTATATAACCCCCTGTTAAAATTAATCTAATGGAATAAATTCCATATATGGTTCTTCGCTATGTCCTTCAGGCAACCATTGAATCTTGCCTATAAGCTCATCAATTTCTAACATACAACCAGTAGTCCCACCATCTGATGTTTCATTGGCAAGAATTGATCTACCTGCATAGTTTGTACCACCTAAAGAGAAATACATATTGTCTTTAAGTAAGCCTTCATCATCTACATACATAATAAGACCACCACCAAGAGTAACAACATCAAAGCAACTGCATTGCATGACACTGTAATAATCTTTTATTCCATCAGCAGAAATATGTACATAAGACATACTCTGATCAAAGGGGTCAATAAGTATGGTTTGGATTGTGTTTTCTTTTTTCATATAAATATGGGGGCATTACACCCCCTGTTAAAATTATTTATTTAATTCTGCCCATTCATCAGGATGGAATTCCTCATATGAGGCAGGTAAGAACAAAGGAATAATAATGTGATAAATCTCTAAAAAATTATTTAATAGATTCTCACCATTACCTTTGATACCGAAGTAGTGTTTAACATCAGATACTCTCCAATGTCTATTTGGTTTCATACCATGATTAACATACATAGATAGGTCTCTCTTAGTGCAAGAAAGATTCCATAGAGGTATGTTGGTTCTAGGATGATTATCAGGATTACTGTCGTATATCCTCGCTTCTTCCATTTGCTCCCAAAAGGGTACATCACGCTTTGCCATTTTTTGAAGTTTTGCAAATAACTTTTCTTTATTTTCTTTTTTCATTTTACCTGCTCTAAGAGCATTTAATTTATTAGATTACATAATGCACCCAAAATGTAATTATGTCCAGTATTAAATTACTTTTTTTTGAAATACCCCAAAGTTACATTAAGTAGTATATTTTTAATATGTATTATTAGTAAGAATATATTTTTTTATTACCCTATATAAATTAATACCGTAATGGGTTGATTTAATTCTTCAAATAAATTATCCTTATTTCTTTAAATTAACTAGGAGATAAAATGAAAATTAAATTAAAAAGATTACATCCCAAAGGTCTACACGCACAAGGTTGCTATAACAACTATGTGCATGACTCTAGTAAATCAGAGTATGGCTATGAAGACTATCGCATAAAGACCCATAGCTTTTATAAAGACTGGAATGTTTATGATTCTAATGATGTTCAATTAAATCCAATGTCACCTTGTGGTATGAGCTTCAGGGAGGCTAGAGATTGGTTAGATGATTATATAAACAAGAGACTAGATAAATAAAATGTCTATAGAGTACCTCAATCAAGCAATTAAGCTGCAAGGCTTAACACCAAGTAAAAAATTAATTTTAGTTATCTTAGCTAACTATGCAGATGAGAGGGGTAGCTGTTATCCCTCCTATCAACACATAGGTCAATTAGCAGGTATAAAAGATGTTAAACATATTAGAAATATAATTAAAGAATTTGAATCGCTAGGCTATTTAAAGATACAGGCTAGGTATAAAGAAGATGGTGGAAATACTTCTAATAGATATCACTTGACTTTACCCATAGGTGTACAGACCCCTGACCCCCTAGGTGTAGAAACACCTACCCCCCATGTATCCACCCCCCCCAATACTAAAGAGGATACTAAAGAAGATACTAAAGAACTATTTGAGGAATTTTGGAAATACTACCCTAGGAAAACAAATAAGTATGCAGCCTCTCAAAAGTACAAAGTTAGCCTTAAAGATTTATCACATGAAAATTTAGTTGAGAAGTGTAAAGCCTATGGACAATTTGTAAAAAATGAAAAGATGGACACACAATTTGTTCCTCATTGCACAACATGGTTAAATCAAAAACGGTATCTTGATGAAACGGTGACAGAACCAAAAATGAAAAACTCTTTAAACAACCTTGCAGGTTAGGAAATAAAATGAAAGATATAAGTACAGTATTAAATGAACACGCAATTAATGTAAAACATTACGCAGATGGAAATCAGAAAGTAAAATGTCCACAGTGCCAACCACCACACAATTCAAGAGACACGCCACTATCAGTGAGTATTGATGCAGGTAAGGTTGTTTGGAATTGTCATCACTGTGAATTCAGAGGTGGTCAAGGTGACGGCTCTAATAATTTCACACCCAAGAGCTTTACTGCACCAGTAGTACCTGAGACAAAATCCAAAGATGAATCTATGTATGACTTCTTTAAGAAGCGTGGCATCTCTAAATCAACAGTTGACTCTATGAAAATATTTAATGAGAACTCATGGATGGCTTTTCAATACTTTGATGAGAATGGAACATTAGTGAACATTAAATATCGGACTGTTGATAAACAGTTCAGGCAATCGCCAAACGCCAAACGCATCTTATATAACTATGACAATGTATATAAGAGCGATACGGTTATTTTCTGTGAAGGTGAGATGGATTGTATTAGTTTATTTGAAAGTGGCATAACAAACAGCACAACGCTTCCTGATGGCGCACCGAAAGAAGCTAAGTTTGACCCTGCTGATGCTCGTTTTAAGGCATTGGAGAATTCACCCCTTGTTGCTAAGAATATTATTATTTTCACAGACAATGACGAAGCAGGTAAATCACTTCATCAAGAGTTGCTGCATAGATATGGAAAAGATCGCTGTTGGTATGTGACTTGTCCTGAAGGATGTAAAGATGCAAATGAAGTTCTTATGAAGCACGGAGCGACTAAGCTCAAAGAGTTAATAGACAATGCAACCCCTTATCCAATTAACGGACTCTACAAAGGGCATGATTACTTTGATCAGGTTATAGATCTTTACGAAGGGAACTACGAGAGAGCTTTAAATATTGGTATGGGAAAGCTAGACGATATTTATAAAATTCTACCATCAACTTTTCATGTAATAACTGGCATACCAAATCACGGCAAGAGTTTGATGCTTGATCAGATATTACTAAACCTTGCTTCAAGACACGGATGGAAGTTTGCAATATTCTCTCCTGAACATTCAAC